CGCCCTTCTGGGCGCCCACCTCAACCAGAGGAGATCCCTATGGGACTGGCAGCATTCAACCGGCTGCGTCGACAGCGCTCCCAGGAGCCCGCTCAGGAGCCGGAATCCGAGATCGAGGCCGAGGGCCAGGATCAGGGCACGACGCCCGCCGAGAGCGAGCAACAGCGCCGCGTCGAGCTGATGGACGCCATCGAGCAGACCACCGGCAAGCGCCCCGGGGCGAACACCAAGACCGAGACCATGGAGCAGCGCCTGGCCGAGATCCAGACCGGCAGCCAGGACGGAGGACAGGAGTAAGCCATGGCCACCTACGTCACCGTTGGCGATGTTGATACCGCGTTGGGCGCCGGTTGGGAGGGCTCGGGCGACAAGGCGCGCGCCGTGCTGGAAAGCAACACCTGGCTCACCGCCAAGCGGGTCCGACTCTCTGATCCTGTCGACGATGACGTGGTCATGGCCGGCGCCCTGCTGGCCCAGGAGGCGGCGGCGGGACGGCTCTACACCGACACCGACGGCGCCGTGAAGAGCGAACGAGTCAAGGCCGATACCGTCGAAATTGAGACCAGCTATCAAGACGGCGCCCAGGCGCAGACCGGCGCGCTGTCGATGATCTCCGACCTGCTGGCCCCGTACCTGCCGGCCAACCGCGGCGTCACCATCCTCCGGAGGCTGTGATGGGGTTCATCCAAGACAAGATCAACGCCAAGGTGCCCAAGGCCTTTGACGGCAAGCTGGGCGACGCTGTGCGGCCATTCGCCGGTATGCGCGAGATCGCCGGCGAGTACGATCCGGCCACTGGTACATCGACAACCGTTGTCGCCTACTCAGGGCGCGGCGTGTTCGGCTCGTTCCGCCAGGAAGAGGTTGATTCACAACATCTACTGGCGACCGATGTGAAATTGACTTGTCTGCAAAATGAAGTGACAGACACGCCTGCTGTTGATGACGAGATAAGCGGGTATGCCGTAATAAATGTTAGGCAAGACCCGGCAGCGTCCATATGGATAGTTCAGCTCAGGAATGCCTGATATAATTTATATGTGCGGCTAGGGTAGCTCCCGAAAGCGTGTGACACCTGACACGTTGCCGCATCCTCTCTCAGGTGCAGCGCATAGGTGGCGTTATGATTCAGAAGAAAGAATGCACCAAGTGCGGAGCTGAAAAGCCTGTATCAGAGTATTGGGCTCGCAAGCAAAGCCCAGACGGGCTCCAGCACAGGTGCAAGAGTTGCCAGAACGAGAGATTTAAGAAGTACCGCCAGACGGAGCTAGGAATTATTAACCAGATTTTTAGGAATCAGGTTTCTAGCGCAAAACAGCGGGGCATGTCGCCACCAAGCTACACACTCGAAGATCTCTCAAGCTGGTTGAGAGACCAAGATGAGTTCCGCCTCATTTACCGAGAGTGGCAATCTAGCGGATATGAGAGCCGCAAAGCGCCGAGCTGTGACAGGATTGATGACAGGGTAAGCTACCGCCTGGATAACATCAGAGTAACGACCTGGGGAGACAACTGGGATCGGGTTCACAAGGATGAGCGATCCGGCGTAAACACTAAGCGGTGCAAAGCGGTTGATCAGCTTACACTGGGCGGAGATCTTGTGATGCGCCATCACTCAATTAATTCCGCCGCCCGGGCTGTTGGTGGGACTTATACGCCAGTCTGGAAGGTTATGAACGGGATGATGCCTACAGCTTATGGCTATCGTTGGCGGTACTCCCATTTAGAAAATGAGAACTTCGAGATAAAGTAGAACTCGATCCGCTACCCAAGCCCAGCACTTGCGCTGGGCTTCTTTATGTCTGGAGAGGCTGATGGCACGCAAGGGATGGAGCAAATCGCTGTCGGGCTTTGCCGACGAGGTGGAGAAGACGCAGAACAAGCGCCTGCGCGCCACGGCCCTGCAGGCGCTGACCGGCGTCATCGAGAGATCGCCAGTCGATCAAGGCACGTTTAGGGGTAATAACACTGTCTCAGTTGGCTCTCCGGACAACGCCTATAACCTGGACGCTAGCGACAAACAAGGCGACCGCGCGCTAGGCGAAGGAATGCGGATAATCGGGCGCGTCAACAAGGCCTTCGATGTGATTTACATTCAAAATTCACTTCCGTATGCCGGCGAACTTGAAAATGGCAGCTCCAAGCAGGCCCCGGGCGGCGTCTACGCCATCACCTTCGACTCATTGAGAGCTCAGAACCCATGACCTTCGACGAGATCCGCATCGCCACCGAATCGCGCCTGGCGTCATGGGATGGCGTGCCGGTGGCCTATGACGGCGTGCCCAATGGGCCGATCGTGCAGGCCGCCATCGATGCCGGTGAGGCCTGGGTGCGGTTGACGATCCAGCATGGCGATAGCCGCACGGCCGGGCTGGGCTCGACGCCCGAGGTGCGCCGCCCCGGGCTGATCCAGTGCCAGGTGTTCACGCCCGACAACCAGGGTAGTGCCGAGGCCTACCAGATTGCCGACTCACTGGCCGCACAGCTGCAGTATTACCGATCTGGCGCCCTCGAGACGCTCGCCGCCTCAGTGCAGCGCGTCGGCCCGTCTAATGGCTGGTACCAAATCAACGTGAGCACCCCTTTTAGAGCGGGATAGGAGAGCGACATGAGTATCGACCACACCATCGTCGGAAACGACGCCGACGGCGCCGAGCTGCGCATCAACGATAGCGTCACCATCGTGCACCCGGGCGTCAACGCGGAGCATCAAGGCCGACAGGCGGTCATCGCCGCCAAGCACAAGCCGCATGCCTTTGAATCTCTCCATGCCCCGGGCTTCTCCAGCTGGGTGATGCTCGATGGCGACTGTTGCGCACCCACCGAAGCGCTGCGAAAAGTCGCCTAGCCGTCCAGCTCGTACCCAATACCAAGAGCCGCCCTAGAGGCGGTTTTTTCATGCCTAGAGGAAACCCGCCATGAGTTCAGGCTCACAGATCGCCACCTACCTCGTGCCCGAAGATACCGTGGGCACCCGGCCCGACCCAGCCACCTTCGACACCCTACGTCTGACCGGCAACAGCATGACGCCCAACGTCAGCGTCGATCAGTCGAGCGAGATCCGTGCCGACCGCATGAACAGCGGCGGCATCATCACCAGTCAGGACTTCGGTGGCGAGCTGGCCTTCGAGATGAGCGCCGGTAGCTTCGACAAACTGCTCGAGGCGGCCCTGTGGGGCACCTGGGCGACCGACGTGCTGGAGATCGGCAGCGACCGCCACACCTTCACTGCGGTCAAGCACTACAAGGACGCCGGCCTCTGGCACACCTTTACCGGCGTGCATATCGGCACCTTCTCGCTGGAGATTCCCGAGGAAGGCAAGGTCACCGGCACCTTCGGCACCATGGCGCTCGACTACGAGGACGCCAGTGCCGACCCACTGAGCCTGGACACCATCAATGCGGCTACCACCACCGTGCCGATGGGCTCAGCGACCAGCGTCGGCGACATTCTGGTTGATGACGCCTCGCTCGCCGGCCAGGCCTGCATTTCGGCCATGTCGCTGAATATCGATAACTCCATGCAAACCCAGCGCTGCCTTGGCAAAGCAGGCCCCGGCGCCCTGATCGCCACCCGCGCCAACGTCACCGGCTCGGTCACGCTGGCCTGGGCAGTGGAGAGCTACAACCTGTGGAAGAAGCAGATGACCCGTGAAGGGGTCAAATTCACCTTCCCGCTGTCCGACGCTGCCGGCAACACCTACACCATTGAGGTGCCAGAGGCCGAACTGGATGGCGACCTACCGGATGGCGGCAACGAGGACATCGTTCAGGTGCAGCTCGACTTCACCGCCAAGAACTCCCCGCTAAAGATCACTCGCTCACTGGTGTAAGGAACGAATATGGGCTTCAACGCGCAACGCAACGACAATGCCAAGGCTCTGCGGGGCGCTTGGCGCGACATCATGGGTGGTCGCTTCCTGATCGCCCGCGCCGGCAACGAGAACTTCCTGACGGCTCAGGAGCGCAACGGCAAGCGCACCGCCACGACCGCCGCCGAGCGACAGCAGGCCCTATACCGATCGATTGCCGAAGGCATCTTGCTCGACTGGCAGGAGGTCGAGGACGCCGAGGGAAAGGCCATCCCGTACTCAGTGGATGCGGCGGTTCAGGTGCTGAACGATAACCCGGATCTGGTCACGGCAGTGCTTTCAGAAGCCAACGACATGGAAAATTTTCGGCGTGAGGACGTAGATCAGCAAATAAAAAAGCCGCAGAAGCGCTCAAGTACCGACTGACCAGCGCCGGCCGCGAGACCAAGATGGCGCTGGTGGCCGAGCGCCTGGGGCTCAAGGATCGAGCCCAGCCGCCGGAGATTGACGAGCGCTGCGAATACTGGCTCTACCTGTTCGACCTGCTCTCCCCCTCACGGCCGGCCGGTTACGGCGCACCGCAGCCGATCCCGCTGACCGAGGTGCACGCCCTGTGGCAGCTCATGTCGCCGCCCTGTGCGCCCGACGAGCTGATTGGCGTGATGCGGGAGATGGATGTCACGTTTCTAGAGCACGCGAACAGGAGGGGAGGGAGATAAAAACCCCGCCGCCCGACGGGGTTGTGAGCGTCAGGCGATGCCGGGAAGGCTTAAAGCATCTAGCCCCAAGCGCTCACGCGAGACGCGCATCAAGTCGGCCTTGGCTTTGGCCAGGCGGCGACTGTAAATGGCCGCCACCTTCATGTGTTCGCCCATGTGCGGCGCTGCCGGCGACCCCAGTGCGCGCAGCGCTGATTCCATGCGGTAGTGGTTCCAGTAGTGAACCACCCAGTGGACATGACTCAGCAATAGGTAAAGGTCGCTGATCTCCTGCTCAGTGAGTTGGTCGCCCTTCTCTTCTGGCTCAGGCGCCATCAGCTCGCCCTCCAGCTCGTAGGCTTGCACAGCGCCCAGCGCCTCGGTGTAGCGGCTGTCGTCGATGTCCTTGTAGGTTCCGACCTCGAAGCGGTCCTTGAGGTGGCTATAAAGGCGACTGTAGGCCAAGCGTTGCACATTCTTCGGGAGGCTTTGCGCCTTGCGGGCCACTGCCTTCTGGATGCCGCGCTGATGGTCAGGGGTAAGCGGGTTGGGCAGAGCCTGCTGCTGCTCGGCGATTTGCATCTTGCCCAGCCGGTAATCGAGGAACACCTGATTCACCTGGAGCTGAAACTTGGGACTGATCCAACCGGCGTAGCTGACGGCCAGCAGTTCGTGGGCGTAGGTGCCGCGATGAGCGCCGCCCCTGACAGCGTGAATTGGGCCAAAGTGTAAATCCGCACTTTGGGAAAGCTCGGCGATCAGCTCCTTCGCCTCATCGCGGCGCGCCCACTGGCTGGGCCGTTTATGGGCAATAGCCCCTGCGGCATGGTGGATGGCGTTGAGGTTGAAGCGACCATGCCCGTCCATCGGGATGGCGTGGCCGGCGATGACCGGGAGCTGCGCGGATTCGGTTTGGATGCTAGAATTCATGGCGTCACCTTTCGTTGTGGTTTGGTCGACATTCGAAGCCTCAGCGACCCCCATCGCTGGGGCTTCTTCGTTACTGGCTTGTGGTTTTCTGGTCACGCTGCATTGCCTCCTTCGCCAGATGGTTAAGCAGCCAAGTTTGGCTGCGCTCTTCGGCCTTGGCCTTGTTCTCAAGCCAGGCCTTGACGCCCGGTTCTAGGCGAATCTTGAGTTGAGGGTTGCTGTGATTCATCTGGTCCTCCTTTGAACCTAGTAGGTACATTTACAAACATACCTACTAGGTCCGTTGCCGTCAACACCTATCTGGTCCATTATTCACTGCATGACTCAACAGACAGATCCGCAGTACAAGCTGCGCATGCCCGAAGAGCTTCGAGATAGGCTCAAAGAAGCGGCCAAAGACAATCACCGCACCATGAACGCGGAGATAGTGGCGCGCCTACAAGAGAGCTTTCAGCCCTCCGTGCAGCAGCATCGGGTCCCAGCCAAGGTCTGGGAGGCGCTAGAAGACGCGATAATGAGCGCTCGTCGTGAGCGCGGCGAGTCGCCGCCTGACGAATAAGCAGGGTGCTGGGCTGCGATATGAGCATTAGCCACTATCTGGAGTTTTCATCATGAAATGGATTTTCGGTATCGCCGCATCGTTCTTCGCCCTGCTCTGGATCGCGGGCGCCACCTCTTCGCCCAATGAGTCTGAGCAGGCAGCCAAGCGCTGCCAAAGCCCCGATGCTGCTTACACCATGGCGAAGCGCTTTGTCGAAAAAAGGCTGCGCGCGCCATCCACTGCCAATTTTCCTAGCCTGCTCAGCGATGACGTGCAGGTCGGATATGCCGGCGATTGCACGCACGCAGTGAAAGCCTACGTCGACGCGCAAAACGGATTCGGCGCCCAAGTCCGCCAGACGTTTTACGCTAAGGTGCAGAACGAGCAGGGCACAGCAAACTGGAGCCTGCTGGACATACAGATCCGATAACAAGTAGCGCCCGCCACCCCCACCCCAAACCCCGCCATTGAGCGGGGTTTTTTCTGCCTGGAGAATGCCATGGCCTACCAGAGCCGGCTGGAGCTAGTTATTAGTTCGCGGACGGGCGAGCAGCGCCTTAAGCGAGTAGAAAGAGGCCTAAAGGACGTCGAGAGCGCTGGCGACCGCACCGCCAAGGCAACCGCCAATATCGGCAAGGTGGCCAGGCTGGCAAGCGGCGCCATGCTAGGATTGGCCGCAGCCGGGGCAGGCCTGATGTTGATGGCTCGGCACGCCTCGGAAACGGCATCCCAGATCGACAACCTCTCACGCCTGGCCAACACCTCAGCTGAAAATTTCCAGCGCATCACCTATGCCGCCGCTGAGTATGGCGTCGAGCAAAGCAAGGTCGCTGACATCCTCAAGGACGTGAACGACCGCGTAGGCGAGTTCATGCAGACCGGCAGCGGCGAGATGGCTGACTTCTTCGAGAAGATCGCCCCCAGGGTTGGCGTCACAGCCGACCAGTTCGCCCGCCTGTCTGGCCCGGAGGCGCTGCAGCTCTACTATGACAGCCTGCAGAAAGCCGGCCTCAGTCAGAAGGAAATGACCTTCTACATGGAGTCTATGGCGGACGAAGCCACAGCCATGATCCCCCTGTTGCGCGACAATGGCGCCGAGCTTGAGCGGCTCAGTCAGGAGGCTGACGGCCTCAACGCCGTGCTGTCGAGCATGGAGATCCAGCGTCTCAAGGACATTCGCGGCGAGTTCAACCAGCTTGGCCAGCAGCTCAGCACCGAGACGGCCCGGGCTGTGTCGCAATTCGATGACCTGATTAAAACCTCGCTTGAGGAAGTGAGCGATGGCATCGATGCCGTGGCTCGACGCTTCAACGCATTCACCGACGTCTTCCGTAGCGATGAGGCCAAGCGCAGCATCGCCGGCATCGATCTTCAACTCCAGGCGCTTTTCGATACCAAGCGGCGCCTTGAGAGCCGTATCGACCTGTTTGGTGAGGATGCGATGCAGTCTCAGGATGCCGTCAAAGCCCTGGATGAACTCAAGAGCCAATACGATGTACTGATCGATCGCAAGAAAGAGCTTCTTCAGCAGGGCAGCCCCACTATCGACCTGCCTGACCCGCTAAAAATCGAGCGCGCTGCATCAGGCGTAGCCAGCATCGGCACCGCGGCGGCATCGACGGCCAGCGATCTTGACCGCCTGGCACTTGGTTTCGATGGAGTGCTAGCCCGCATCCGGCCGCTGCAAGCCGAGCAAAAGCGCTACGCCGAAGACAAGGCCACCTTGGTCGAGTACGCCATGCGCGAAAACATGGCCACCGCAGAGCTTCAGGGTCTGCTGTCCGACCTCGAAGCCAGTTATGCCAGCAACACGACCGCCGCCCAGGCTTACGGCATGAATGGCGAGAAGGCCATCAGCCAAGTGAGCGACGCTGCCCGCGATCTCGGCTTCACCTTCGAAAGCGCCTTCGAGGATGCGGTGATCGGTGGTGAGAACTTCCGTGGCGTGCTCGGCGGCATTCTTGACGACATTACGCGCATCATGTTGCGACAGGGTGTGACCAAGCCGCTTGGCGATGCGATCAGCGGTTTCGACTGGAGCAAGCTGTTTAGTGGCTCCGCGTCTGCCGGCGCCAATTTCGGCTCAAGCTCTGGCGTCTCGGCTGCTGGCATAAACGGTGCCCTGGCTGTAGCGGGCGGCTGGTCAGAGGGCGGCTACACCGGCCCCGGCGGCAAGTACGACCCGGCGGGCATCGTCCATGCGGGCGAATACGTCGTGAAGCAGTCGGTGGTCGACAAGCCTGGCGTGCTGCCCTTCCTCGAGCGCCTCAACAACATGCCCGGCTATGCCAAGGGCGGTTATGTGGGCGGCTCTGCGCCATCCATGGCGGGAGGCTCTCCTCAGTTCAACGTCGAGGTTATTACTCCGCCAGGCAGTTCGGCGCGAACCGAGGAGCGCCAGAACAGTTCGGGTGGTCGCGACCTGACGGTGATCATCGACGAGGCGGTAGCCAGTAATATCGGCAAGCCCGGCTCACGCACTGGTCGCGCCCTGCAACAGCGCTTTGGCGCCTCACCCACTCTGACAGGACGCTGATATGCCAACCTGGCCGCCCAATCTACCCGACCGGCCCGACGCCTCGGGCTACAGCGAGAAGCCGACTAGCCAGGTCGTTCGCTCCAGCATGGAGGCGGGGCCCGCCAAGGTCCGGCGGCGCTTCACCGCCGCGCCGACCGACATGACGCTGCGCTATGACCTGCTGAGCCGCGAGGGCGTCGACACCTTCGAGGCCTTTTTCAACAACGATCTCGCCGGCGGCGCCCTCGCCTTCGACTTCCCGCATCCCCGCCATGGCACGGCGGTGTCGGTGCGAATCGTCGGCGATCCGCCCTATGAGCTGACGCCGCGAGGTTCCGGGCGATTCTGGACGCTGGCGCTGAAAGTCGAGGTGCTGCCATGACCACCGACGTGCTGCGCGAGGCCGCCTTCGCCCAGGAGACGTCCGAGGTCTTCCTGGCGCTACTGACCATATCGCATCCCGACATCGATCCGTCGATCCGGGTGGTCAACAACACCGAGAACATCACCTCGCGAGGCGAGGAGTTCGTGGCTTTCCCTTTCGAGCCGGTGCTACCCGATCAGCGCGAGGACGCGCCGAGCCGGGCGCGCGTAGTAATCGACAATGTGACCCGCGAGGTGGCCCAGGCCGTCAGGAGTACCTCGACGCCGCCGGACATGCTGCTTGAGGTAATACGCGCCGCCGATCCCGATACCGTTGAGCTAACCTGGCCCAACTTCCAGCTGCGCAACGTGAAATGGGATGCCGGCACTTTGAGCGGCGACCTGGTGCTCGAGGACTTCACCGCCGAGCCGTATCCTGCCGGGCGCTTCTCCCCGGCGAGCTTCCCGGGTCTTTTCTGACGTCCACTCTGGAGGATTTATGTGTCTTGAACGGCTTTGCCCCAAGTGTGGTTGCCCGCTGCCCGCGTTCGGCTCGGTCTTCGCCAAGAAGTGTAACTGCAAGCACCGGCCACAAGAGCGCCCGGCATGATCCTAGACGACTTCGTGGGGCGCGCCATCGGCCGCCCCTTCCGTCCACATGGGCGCGGCCCTGACGCCTATGACTGCTGGGGCCTGGTCTGTGCGGCCTATCGCGACGTGCTGGGTCGCGAGCTCGACGACTACGGCGGCGAGTACCAGACGCTCAAGGACGTGGATCGCCTGAAGGGCATCTTCGCCCGCGAGTGCGGCGACACCTGGCAGCAGATCGAACACCCCGAGCCGATGGATGTAGCGGTGATCTACCGCCGCGGCCGGGCCATCCATGCCGGCCTCTACCTGGGCGCCGGCCGCATCCTGCACGTCGAGCACGGCATCGAAACCGTCATCCAGCCCGCCGACGCCTTCCGCATTGAGGGCTACTACCGCCCCGCCTGAGGAGACACCATGCGCGTCATCGCCGCCAACCACCCGCTCCGCTCCGATGTCGCCACCCTCCAGGTCGCCGACGGCGCGACCCTCGAACAGATCCTCATCGAGGTGCAGCCCGATCCCATTCTGCGCGCCCATGCTCACGTGTTCGTCGGTGACGTGCGCGTGTCGCGTGAGCGCTGGTCGCGGGTGAGGCCCAAGGCCTGCTCGGTGGTGACCATCCGCGTCGTGCCACAGGGCGGTGGAGGTGGAAGCAAGAACCCGCTGCGAACAGTGGCTACTCTTGCGCTGGTAATCGCTGCGCCCCAGATTTCGCCGTTCGTTGGCACTAGTCTCGGCATCTCGGCTGGCCTTGCTGGCGGGCTTGTGACTGTAGCTGGCAGCCTGCTAATCAACGCCATCGCTCCGGTGCGCCCGCCGAGTATGGGAGATCTGTCTGGCAGCTCGCAGCGCGACAGCCCGACCCTCTCCATCGAGGGCGCACGTAACCGAGCCAACCCGTTCGGCGTTATCCCGGTGGTGCTGGGCCGTCATCGCCATGTGCCGCCGCTGGCCGCGCAAACCTACACCGAAACCGTGGGCGATGACCAATACCTGCGCATGCTCGTCGTGTGGGGCTATGGCCCGCTCAAGATCGAGGACCTGCGCATCGGCGACACTCCACTGTCGTCATTTGATGGCGTAGCGGTGCAGAACCGAGAGGGCCGCCCGGGCGATGCGCCGATCACTATCTACCCCAAGCAAGTTGATGAGCAGTCGCTGGGTATTCTGCTCAAGCAGTCGAATAGCTGGGCCACGCGCACCACTGCGCGCGATGCTGACGAACTGTCGCTAGACATCGTGTTTCCTAACGGCTTGGTTAAATTCAACGATGAGGGCGAGCGAGAGGCGCGGGCTGTTGCTGCGCAAATCCAGTACCGGCGAGCCGGCGATTCCACCTGGCTGACGCCTGGCTACAGCGCTACGACGGTATCGAGTAACTGGATCAGCGGCGCAACGGTCCGATTTGCGCACAAGCGAACGTCAGCAATCCGCCATGGATTTCGCTGGTCAGTGCCTCGTGGACAGTATGAAGTTCGCTTGCGCCGCACTACATCGGACACCAGCGACGCTCAGATCAGCGACACCGTTCAGTGGGCGACGCTGCGCAGCTTCACCAACGAGAACCCGGTGCAGTTCCGCCACCCGCTGGCGATGACGGCGCTCAGCATCAAAGCGACCGACCAGCTCAATGGGGTGGTAGACCAGCTCAACGGCATCGTCACCAGCTACGTGACCGACTTCGACGGCTCTGAGGTCGCCAGCAGCAACCCGGCGCTGCTCTATCGCCATGTGCTGCAGGGCAACGCCAACGCACGGCGCATGACCGATGAGCGCGTGGATCTTGCCAAGCTCGAGGCATGGCGCGACTACTGCGACGACCAGGGCGTCGAGTTCAACATGATCCGCGACTTCCAGGCATCGGCCTGGGACACGCTCGCCGACATCGCTAGCACCGGTCGCGGCTCGCCATCGCAGATTGACGGCAAATGGTCGGTCACCGTCGATCAGCCGCAGCCCTACCCGGTGCAGATGTTCACACCGCGCAATAGCTGGGGCTTTGAAGCCGAGAAAACATTTCCTGATCCGCCACATGCCTTCCGTATCCGTTTCGCTGACCGCAACCAGGACTGGGAGCAGGGCGAGCGCATCGTCTATGCCGACGGCTATGACGAGTCGAATGCCGAGATCTTCGAGACGCTCGACGCTCCGGGCGTGACCAGCAGTGACCATGCATGGAAATTCGGCCGCTTCCATCTCGCTCAGTCGCTGCTGCGCCCCGAGCGATGGACGCTCAACTTGGACTTCGAGCACCTGGTGTGCCGGCGCGGCGACCGAGTGGCGATCAGCCACGACGTTCTGTTGGTCGGTCTTGGCCAGGGTCGCATCAAGGAGGTGGTCAACGACGAGTCGGGCGATGCGATCGGCATCGTGGTCGACGAGCCGCTGGAGATGGCCGCCGGTACCACCTATGGCGTGTCGGTGCGTACCGTCGACGATGTGGCGCTGGCCCGCGAGCTAGTGACGGTCGAGGGGGTGCAAGAAGAGCTGACCTTCGCCGCACCGGTGCCGGCCGCTGCCGCACCGATGGCCGGCGACTTGGTGGCCTTCGGTGAATCGGGAAAGGAGGCCATCGACGGTTTGGTGTTGTCGATCGAGCCGCAGGGCGACCTCGTTGCCCGCCTGGTGCTGATTCCCTACAGCCCGGCGGTCTATGACGCCGACACCGGCGCTATCCCGGCGTACGACCCTGGTATTACGCCGATTCCTGCACTGCCCGATCCCGAGATTGTCAGCGTGCGCTCGGATGAAAGCGTGCTGCAGCTGGGTGCCGGCTCGACGCTGATCCCGCATATCGCCATCGCCCTGGCCGATTCCGGCTTTCGGGGTGCACTGGCCGAGGTGCAGCTGAGGCCGTCAGGTACCGGCGAGCCATGGGTCGATGCGTCTATCGCCAATCTATCCGGCAATGCCGTGCTGCTGGGTGACGTTGCCGAGGGGGCCAGCTACGACCTGCGCGTGCGCTGGAATGATGGGCAGCGCGCCGTGCCAGGTCGCTGGGCTTATGTCTACGGCCATCGCGTCATCGGCAAGACCAGCCCGCCGCAAGGACTAGAGGGCCTAACAATCTCGGCCTTCGGCGGCTCGGCGCTGCTGCGCTGGAACCGCCCGCCAGAACTGGATGTGAGATTCGGCGGCGAAGTGCGATTTCGCCACAGCCCCGAGATCGACGCATCGGCGGCGAC